CCAATTTTTCTGATACCGTTAATCGTATCCCAAGTACGAAGAATTTCTTGAATATTATTCTGTGCAATCGGAGGCGATTCTTCGTCTGGCCAAGGATCAGTTTTACCAAGAAACACGTATAGTTCGTTGTCGTCAGACTTCACGTAATCAACGATATCAGCCGCGTTTCTAATTTCAAAGTTGTTTGCAACACTTGTTAAAGCCATGTTCTAGTATCCTGCTAAATAGATTGTGTTGTAAATACGCTGGATGAATCCGTAGTACCAACAGACGATGTTTCATTAAAGATGTACGATCCAGTATAGTCTTCACTAAAATAAAATTCTGTGCCTTCGACATAAGTTTGATCTACTGATAAGAGATTTTCACTTAACTCATCACTAACTTCAATCGTATATATGCCAGGCGTCGTAAACCTATCAAATTGCTGAGTACTAATTGAAAGATCGAGCACATCTGAAACACGAATGTTTGCAAAAGGTATTGTTCCTGCTGGACCTATCGTTCTTTTAAGTGCTCCTTGCCAACGATTAATTGGAAAGTTAGTGAGAACTTCATAAGAATACTTTTGATAAAAGAAAGAATCTTGAAGAACAATCGACTCAGAAAGTTGACCCTTTACGCCAACATATCTGCCTCTTGTCTTAATGAACGCGCCGTAGTTAATACTAAATTCTGCGCCGGATCCAGAAACAGTATCAATTTCAAATGTAAGAGAACTATTGCCTACTTGATTGTCCGTTGCGTATACATACACAAGAAAATCTTCAAGATAATACTCTCCAACATCATTTTCCGAAGTCGGTTCTTCAAAATTAAAATAGGAATTGTATAATTCTTGATTTTGTTCAACAAAAGGAATGAGACCGTTTTCTATATAATTAATTATATCTAAATCTGTTTGCACTCCGTTTAAATATTTTGAAATTTCAAATGCATCTTGTGCTCTTACCTCTCCATTTCCAGTTCGGTCTACATCGCCTAAAGGATATGTCTCGCCCTCAAACTCAATTGTTTGATCTTCAAACAATTCTTTTTCGGGGCTGAGTCCAACTGCAGCAGAGAGTATAGCATTAGCGGTGTCTTGTGTGACAGTGCCAACTGCAGGTTTGTACTTTTCTTTAATATGATTAGGAGTATTACCGGATCCATAATTGGCAATCTGTAATGCTTCAATCGTTCCAGATTCATCAACCGCATCAACATATGCAGTAAATGAAATTCCTTCATATCCTTGCAGAGTAATAAAATCTCCACGCGAGTATCCAACTCCACCATTATCAATATTAATGCCTGTGACAGACCTATATACTTCTGCTCGTGTACCTAAGTCGTCTTCTATCGCAATAGTATTATTTTCAATAAAGTTGCCAGAACGACTAGCCTTTACAAAAATGAGTTCCCAAATAATTCCGTCGGAATAAACTCGACGTTCAACCTTTGCGATTGTTGCCTCGGCAAACTGTTCGACCTGAATGATTCGTTTTCCTTCAAAGTCTTCAGGATTGCCCGATATCATTGATACACGAATCTTATCCTCGACCGTCCATCTACCATCAGACGGTATGAGAACTTGTTCATACGGTAATCTTATCTGAACAGGGTCATCAAGAAATAAACGGAAAAAAAGCTTTAATCCTTCATCGGTACCCTTTGATCTCCAAATCTCCGATATCTTATCGTAAAAAAGAATTGGATCGGCCTCGTAGTCTCTTGGAACAAAAAGACCGATTTCTTTTTCAATGCGACGAAGAAACTCAGAGTCTTGTGTACGAATATCTCTTTGGTCTTGAAGAGTGTTCTGATAGTAACCAGACAGATTCGTCTCTTCCAAATAAGACAGATACGCCTTCACAAACTCAATCAACTCAGGATAACTTTCCCGAATATGGCTAGGAACGAACGAACTTAAAAGTGTCTCGATATGAGGTGCTAGTTTTGCTCGATCTTTATTTCCACTATATGTTGGCATTCTTAGGTGCTACCTCATAAGTCTCGCCGGCGTATTCAGCGCCAATTGCAAAAGTATCTATCGAGCCGTCAATGGAGAATTGTGGACAATTACAATCAATCGAGAGAACGGTGTTTCTTTTTCCAAAAACATTATATGAATCTGGAATACATTCTATTGTAATAACGCCACCCTCAATTCTTTCAGGTCGAAAGTTTACTAACACCAACTTACTTCCTTCAATGAATCCTGCATTTAAAACAACAACCTGAGGATTTGAAGGATCTCCGCGAACAATCTGAATACGTCGTGAATCATTATTGTCAAGAACATCAGTAAATCTACAGTTATCCAAACCATTTACTGTAAATTCTGAAGAAAGAAAAATAACGGGTCGAGTACCAAAACTCTTAAACAGATCGACAGAAAAATCTAACTCATAGGTAGAAGAAACATTAAGACGAGGAATAAATCTTTTCTGCACATAGACTCGAGCAAAAGAGTTAAGAACTGCATCATCAGTATTATCAATTACCGATAACAACTGAGAGTATCTAAAAACTCTATCGAATTGTGTAAGGCTACTTCTATTATATTCTTCAATATTCTCAACAACTTTGTTTTCCAGTTCAACTTCAGTAAGATTAGTTCTTGAAGGATCATACTTAAAGAATACCTCAAGAACGATATAAAGAAATTCTGGATTTACAAGTTCGGGATCAACCGTAAGCATACTCTTTGGTATGAGTATGTCATTCAGCACCACGTCTCTCTCGTTATCTGTGAGCACTTCGGCGTCTTTTGGTTTTATTGAAACAAAAACTTTTCCGTACTTTGGAGGATCGTTATCCTCACCTCCCCAGACTTTAACCGATTCAACATTCGAGAATCCTTCTCGAATAATAGACTCATAGTCTTGAGGCACGACCGCACGGTTTTGAGCAGCAAAAGAAAGTGGTGCATTACGACGAATCGCTTCGATTGATTCTCTTTCGTCGCCACCTCTCGCAGGTTGTACTGTATCAATCGTGATATTTGAATTGCCTTGAATTGCTGTGTTCGTTGAAAATACAGATGACCCATTAGCCTCGGCTTTCTGAGTCACCACATAATCAACTACCACGTAATTGCCGTCGTCGAGAGCAGTTCCAATCACACCATCACCAAACATTATTTCATAACGTTCATCTGGATTTTCTGACAAGAAAAACACATTCGAATCACTTGTTATTTCGGTAAGATTTTTGGCAGGCGAAAACACACGAGAATTACTTGAATTCACATCATTGAACACTGTGACTTGAATTGTTGAGACATCAACGTCCGATTGTGGAATCAAAAACTTTTCTCCAGATCTTGAGTCAAAAATAAACTCTGAAGACTTAAAAGTTCCTTGAACGAGATGAACATTTCTAAACACGGCATCATCAGTCGTAAACGTCTCAAGTGGAACAAACGTGAATGATGTTCCTCCAGATGATGCGCGAAACGGATGACCTCTTTGAAGAGTCAACTCATTTGAATTAGGATTATTAACAGTAACATTAATAACTGCTCTCGAAGCGGTAGCGGATCGTGGTGTGTATCCGAGTTGCCGAGCATGACCGACAACCGATCCTCTAAACTGAGCGGTATCAAGAAAGGTTTCATTCAGACCAAGGTTTGCGTTTACCGCATTGATATGAGTCGTATACGCAAGGAGGTCAATGATTGAAGAGATCGCTGATCCATCAAAGTCGTAGTCCTGAAGAGTATCTTGTGAACGAAGATACTCGCGAAGATTATTACGAATCTCATTAAAGTCGATTTCTGATGTCATCTGAGTCTCTCAACAATAAATTGAATTTCTAATTCTGACGGCTCCGGTGAGATGATCTCTCCAGTGACTGTCACTTCGAGTGAGTTACGATCGGGAAGATCGTTTACTCGTATATTCTGAACTCTGAGTCGTGGCTCAAAGTTATTTAGAGTAAGTCGTATATCCTCTTCGATAACAGCCGCAAGAGCCACGTCAAACGGTTCAAAGAGAAGGTTTCGCAGTTGTGTACCAAACGTCGGCTGAAATGGTTTCTCACCTCGCCCAGTTAGAAGTATATTGAGCACCGACTGTTTTACTGCTTCCTCACCTCTTTTTAAAACAAGTCCATTCGTGACAGGACTTACGGTAAACGAAAAGTCAACGTCAGTATAGTCCAATCGTCTCGAGGTGACGGATAGTTCTCTTGTTGTTATAGCCATACTACTATTTATTCACCAAGCGCGGCTCTATTTGCCGCCCCTGGTCCTATTCGCGCATTTTGTTTCGGTGACTGATAATCATCGGGGAGATTCAGAATAAAGAACTTATCCTTCTCGAATCTTGGTACCGTCTCAAACTTACTCAGCGCTTCTTTAATGTCAAAGGGTTCTGGATCTGCGGTGTCAGGACTCTCGTCAGGAGTCTTTGACGGATCCGCAAGTTCTCTTACCTCATCGCCGATACGAACGATGTTTGGTATATCCTGACAGAGTTCGAGTGGTGTTCCGAGTGGATCACGAATGAACTGCTCGACGTTCTCGATGACTCGATCAATCGCCGGACCGAGTTCCTGATACGCCGCGCGAATCTCGAGCAGCTGTGCGATCGTTCCTGTAGGATTGCGCAGTGCTTCGGCTGAGAGAAGATTCCGAATATCTTCTTGAAGTCTTCTCTTCAGTACATCGGGTTCGGTCAGTGACTTGATTCTTTCTATTTCCTGC